GTATTTGTTCCGGTTGCTCTTTTGCCCAGACGTGAAACTCTTCTGATCCTCTAATATCTTCAAAATCAGGATGGGCTTCTCTTAAACCAGACTCTGCTTCCCTTCGCATAATATCGGCTTCACGTTGCTGTACAGACGATAATTGAGATTGTAAGTCTTGAATCTGACGTTCACTTTGCAAATGAGCAACTGTTTCAACTGTTTCATATAAATCAGGGTATTCACTTTTAAACTTTTGTAACTCTTCAGGAGTTTTAGGAGCTTTATATTCAGGCTGTGCGGCCCTCGTTTCAGCTAGTAATTCCTGCTCTCTTTGTTTAAATTGTGAAAGCCTGTCATCATAATGCTTTTTTAAGTCGTCATATCGCTTTTTATAATTTGTTCTTTTACGAGGCTTTTTCTGCTCTTCCGCTTTTACATCAGGGGCTTCGTTTGAGGTGGCCTGCTGTTCAGGTGGAGCATAGAATAATGAGTCTGCTGTTTCCATTGGTTTTCCATCTTTAGCTTTATGCCAAGATTTATTCATATTATATGGATTAGCGTTCTCGTCCTCTTCTGCTTGTCGTAACTCCTCTGCTTGTTCAATCATAATCACTCTCCTTTACGGGGCTTGTCGTTTTATAAGGTAGCTATACTAATTCGTTCTTTAGTATAGGGCTTATACTCCAAGGTAGCCAAAAGGTTAAAAATACAATAAGGGGCCTTGTAAATTAAAAGGGTAGCCTTATTACCTTAAACTTGGCATTCGATTAGAAGAAATCATTGTTTGCTTAATTTCCTCATCATCTGTTCTAGCTGAAGAAGCTAAAAGTTCTTCTTCGGTTTGAACTTTACCGCCAAGTGCTTTACGCATTAAACCGCCGTCATAAGCACGTTCAGCATCATCCATCATTCGTTGGAGTTCATCTGCGCCTATTTGTTCAGTAGCTTTATCCGTAAATACAAATTCTCCTTCCGATAACCTTGCAGGTATCGAATCAGAGACTCCAGTTCCAGGGCCTTCAACTGGCCCGGAACCAGAAAATTCAGAAGCTGTTCCTACAACTTTGTCAAATATTTGACTTAGCTGTGGATCATCTTCTAATTTACTCATTAAATATATTTGCTCTTCATCGTCAAGAGCCTCATCAATAATAAATTCTAAATACTCTTCTTCCATTTGTTCATCAGGAACTTGAGAAGCTTCAACTGCTGCTTCCTCTTCGGGAGGGATATTAGGATAAGTATCTACAGGCATGACCTGTTCTTGTTCTGTAGGAACTAATAAGGCGGCCCCTCCTGCCTGTTTAGCCTTTCTTACTTTAGAGCCTTTCTTATACTTATATTTTCTATTTGCCATATTATTCCTTCCTATCTTTAGCTTCTTTAACCAGCTCCTTCAACTGCTCTAAGCGTACCAGCAAAGCCACTTTCCCCTGGCTGCGGAACATTTCCTGTTCCGATGTTGCCGCCACCAGTGCCTGTAGCTCCAAGGTCTTGAGGCTGTCCAGGTGTTCCTTCAATGGCTCCCATACCTCCGGGTTGTTCACCAGGAGCGAGAGCTTCCTCGCCAATTGTTTGTCCAGCATTTTGCGTTCCTATGATTTGGGCCATAATAGCAGCTTCTTCTGGATCGTTCAAGATTTCATCAGGATCAAGATCCAAACTATAAGCAAGCTCACTAATAAGCCTTGAGATTTTAACAAAGGGCGCAATAGCAGGATTTTGAACAGATTGTAAGAAGGTAGTTAATCTTTGGCTCCTTACTTCCTTTTGCATAAGGCTATTTGTTCCTGTTGCCTTAACTTCTAAATCGCCTTCAACGCCCAACCGACTATCAAGGAACTGCATGTTCCATTGAAAATATGCTTCTCCTAGTGGTTTCAAAAGAAAATCATCTAAGTTTTTAACTACAGTCTTTATGTTTAAAGAGGCTGCACCTAAAAGCATAGACATTCCCGAAGCAGTTCTTGTCATACTCTGTACACCAGTCTGACCATGAGAATAAGACGGAATACCTGTTTGTTCGTCTGCTAATTGTCTGAACTTATCAAACATCATTAGGTTTTCAGTAGATGTATTTGGAAATTTTACCCCATGAATAGCTTGTCCTGGTACTCCTGCTTGTCTTCGGAAAATTTTACCAGGATAAATTTCCATATTTTGCCCACCGACCAGGGCTGATTCATCTACATCGAAAACTAGCGAACCAGATAGAGCTAAATTATCAATAGCCATGCGAGCATGTCCGTTCATTATTTTCTGAGAATCATCCATGTTTTCAGCGATTCCAATACCAAAGAAACTATAAGGATTTCTCTCATATGGGAAAGAATGATAAGGTATGCGATAAGGTGTAAAAGGATTAATAACAGATCTTAAAAGTTTTCCGTTACAAATCCATGCATTGATCTGAACTTCATCCAAATCATCTACATCTTCTCCTAGCTCCATCCCTACTTCACGGGCATACTCAGCATCCATAATGCCCCAATATTCTAAAACTTCAAATTGTCCTGAACCATAATCCTGTGTTCTATGATCATCCTTTAATTCGTGTTCGTAATCTTTTTCTACATAGTTTGGCCCCATCATCAAACATTCTCGTATTTCATCCTTATTAAAATAAGGCATCTTACTCAATGCCCTTAGTTGAGATCTGTTTAATTTATGGCGATGAAAAACATATTCACATTCTTCAATATCAGTAGAATTTGGATCAGGGAAAAAATCCCAAATACTAACAAACTCAATTCTAGGCACTCTTACTGTTATAGGAGAGTAGCCTCTTTCTCCGTTTTCGTCTTCGTCCCAACGGTTTAATGTCTTGTTAAAATTGAACGGGCCTTTAACAATGCCTGTTCCAAATAGCGCTGATTCAAATAAAGCATTCCTGATTTCACTTGATCCATTAGATTCGTCAATCTGGTCGTGAATAAGTTTTTCCATTCGTCTAGCTGCTTTTTCCGCTGGATTGAGTTCCAACGCTTGTGGTGATGGCGACAGCCCTTCCCGCAACAGCCCTGCTTCTTCAGCTTCTTGTTCAATAAACTCTTCCTCAAATTTACCAGTATTAAATGATGCTCCTGGCTTTAGAACTCTTCCATCTCCTTCATAACCAACATCATACGGATTCTCTTGTCCCTCTTCTTCTTGCTCTTCTTGCTCTGCTGCTGGTTCAGGAGTTGTTTCTATGCCTGGTACAGGATTATTTATATCAAGATGTGCATGTTCTGGAATTCCTTCTGGAATTTTGGTTTCACTAATACCTATAGGAAACTTTCCTGCGCCAAAAATAACATCTACTAGCTGACCAAAAGCAGCCAGTACTTTTGTTTTCGTAACCTTGACAAAAACTCTGGATTTTTCTGTTTCTCTGAATTTAACATGCTTCGGATATAATCCACGATAATTATGATAAGCTGTTATCCATCTTTGCTCGTCTAAATTTCTAGCGCTTTCAGCAGAATTAAATCTAGATTGAAGAAGACCTACAAATTTATTACGAAGATCTACACTTAAATTTAAAGCTTGCCCCTCTTCTCCTTCTACAGGCTCAAGATAAATAGAATTTGCAGTTTCACCAAATATGTCGTTGTTTTCTGCCATTTAATACCCAAATTCCCTGTCTATTGGTTGATATGCTTGCGCCATTCTAAGGTTTCTCATTCTATTAATAGGATCAGCTATTCTAGGTCTTGACATAATCAAATAACGTAAAGCATCATAAGCATGATCAGGCGCGTGTGTATTCACATCTTCAGGTCTTGACTTATCCATAGGAATACTTTGTAATTCTTTTATCAAGTTTGGACAAGTACTGAATATTTGTAATCTAGGTCTTCCCGTAGGCTGAATTTTTAAATATTCGTGTATTTGAATTTTACCTTGTATCCTATTCTTATCTGCCCTTCTTAATTTATGCCCTGCTCGTACTAAAGTTTCTCCTACTGTAGGCCCTGTAGTCCCCGTTCTTGCCCATGCTGCTGTATCTAGTACACCAGCCACAGAAAAAGGATCATTTATTTCCATTTCTGTAATTACCTGGCCTAAGTCCTGTCCTGTTAAGTTCTTTTTATAGAGTTCTCGGTAAATAACCAGTGTTCCATCCGAAGCATCTACTGCGGCCCATATACAAGCGCTTTCAGAAGCGTACCCGTAGTCAATTCCTTTAACTCGTTCCCATCCTATAGGGATTTGGAACGGAGGAATAATATGTACATCAGGATCAAATTCTGAAAATGCTGCTCCTTCTGTTATTTCCCAATTACCTTCCAGTAATTGTCTTCTTTGTACAGGTGGAAGAGCTTTAAGCATCTCTTCATACCGCCCATCTTCCGATAAATATGGATTATCGTCTAGTCTTGCAGGAATAAACCGCCTTGTAAGACCATCATCTCCTTTAAAAGACTGTCCTGGTTCACACGGGTCAACATATCTCTTCTTAACCCAATGTGCGCCAACGCCTCCGGGGTTTGCAGTACAACGTAAATAAGGATCTATCTTTGAATCCGTTGTACGCAGCCTGGAAGCCAGATAATTCCAACCGAATTCTGTAGGAAGGTGAGTGATTTCATCAAAACCTATCCAAGAATACGATTGTCCCTGGTAGCGGTAAACGTCTGCGTCTCTTTCTAAGAACCCAAACTCTACTTTAGCTCCACTAGGGAAGTTCCATATCTTTTCAACTTCTCTAAACTTTCATCCGGGGAATGCTTTTGGATATAACTCCCTGGATTTATCTATTAACTCTCTTAATTCAGGCATTGATCGTCTAAGAATCAAAGCCCTGTGTGCAGATCTATGGCAAAATCTTAAAGGATCTACCAGCATTGCATAAGATTTACCTCCTCCTGCGGCTCCTCCATATAAAACATCCCGTTCTGGAGAAGCTAAGAACTCTGTTTGCGGCCCTTCGTTCGGTGCGAAGATAACATTGCTTTCATATATCTGTTGTTTAACTGTTTTGGGTATATGTTTTTCAATATCTTCCTTTGTGATGATCTTGCCTCCGACAGTTTTTTTAGAGGCTGATTCATCCAGCTTTCCCTGGATTTTTCGCTGCTTTCTGATCCCTTCTTTTGCATTCTTTAACTTAATCTCAATTTTTTCTACTCGTTTTTCTTTCGATCTTAAC